TTTTAATCTGATTTTTAAATTTAAGTTTTTCATATTTTTTATTCTCCTTTTTTCTTTATCTGTTTTTTATTGGTACGTTAAAAGCTTTGTCAATAACTCTGTCAACAATACCGTTCCCGTCTAAGTCTTTATAGTTTTTATAAAGTTTTCTTAGTTCTTCTATTTCGTCTTCATAAATAAAACCTTGACTATTTGCTTTATTTACTAAATCTAGTATATCCTTTCTCAAAAGGCATGTTATCCCATTAGTTTGATTTTCTTGTAGCTTTAAGATTTTACGAATCGGAGCACCTAATGTTCTAATTAATGCAAGTGCACTTCCAATTATACTTAAACTTATTGCCACTGTATTCATATCCACAATTTCATTCCCTACCTTTCTGTAAACACAGTAAACTATAGCTAAATTTTGCTTTTTCCCTATTTTTCTTGTAACTTCTCTTCTAGTTGTTCCACTCTTTCTGTAAGTTCTTGAATGGCTTTGACTGCTAAGTTTAGTAGTCTAAACTCATCAATGTTTTTTGTTCCTTCTTTTCCGTTCTCATAAACCAAACTAGAATCTAACTCCTGGAGCTCATCAGCTACTAACCCACAATTTGTATGTGGCTTTCTGTATCCAAATCTATTAGCTTTCCAATCAAAAGAATAGAATTGTAGTCTTTTAATGAAGTCTAATGAGTTAAAATTTGATGAAACAATGTTCTCTTTTAGTCTTTTGTCTGAAGCTGTGCTATCTACCTGAACCCAAAGGTCTCCTGTTGAAGTTCCATCATTAAAATAGATGTCCCTCCCATTGCTAGCTAATCCAATAAATGAAATTTGATACAGCCCGGAAACCGGGTTACCCTTATAAAAGTTTGATATTATTGGGCTGCCTTGTATTATACTACCATTATATCTATTAGCAATGTCTGCTCTTCCAGCAACTGTTAGAAGAATATCTGAGCTGGTTTCGACCGTGTTACCTGATTTAGTAAAGTCTGAATTATTATAAATATAAAGGCCTTTAGGAGCAAGCCCTTCTTTGAGTCCTCGCACTTGTAATCCAACTCCGTATATAGCGTCCATATTAGCTGGAGCATTTATTTGCAGACCTTGTTGGATAGGTCTTAAATAGCCGTGATTACCTAATTTAATTGTTGTCCCCTGTAAAGTTGAACCTATTATAGTTCCTGATTGAATTTTATCACCAGATATTTTTGTACTAGATCCATTTAGTGCATTTACTATTAAATCTCCAGTTATATCAATTTTGTTTCCTTTTATTTTTACACCTTCAGAACTTGCATTAATACTTGTTACAACTTCATCTTTTGTTACTAATTTTTCTGGATCAAAAAACTCTGCTTTATATGCACCTTCATAAATTCTAAAATTAGAAACTTCTGTCTCAGAGCCTAACGGATATAAGTTTACATAGTTAGATTCCCTTTCAAATTCACAAGTCCATACCATAGTACCATTTTTTAACGTTTTTGTTGTGCTATTTCGATTTTTAGCGTTATAGATGAAAATGAGCTTATCTTTTTCAGTGGTTTTCACATCGACAGCAATGGTATATAAAGTGTTAGTTTTTACATTCTCACTTAAAATGAATTTTAAATCATTTCCTTTTAGTGTTTCATTTTTTGTATAGAGATTTTTCTTGTTTATTTTATTTTCAATTTCTGTAACTTTAGAAACTGTTACATTCCAATTATCGCTAGTTTGCTCGACTTTTGTTTGAGTTTCTTCTAATTTTCGTTGAAAAATTCCTAACGATTCAAGCATTTCATTTTTATCAACTTTATGCTCTACAACAGAAGTTATACTATCTTTTAACTGCTTTATTTCACTGTGATATTCTTCTTTACTAACTCCAATTTCGTCTACATGAGGACTCCAAGCAGTAGCCACATTGCCCTCTTCTAATTTTAACTTTTTACATGCCAGTTTGATTATTTCAGGTCTTCCCGTTCCTTCTTCTACGCCAAAGCCCAAATAAGGGACGCTGTCAACATTACAAACTATTCTTTTGTATTCATTAGGTTTCAGTAGTATTTTAGTTTCTGGGGTACTACTGCCAGAACCTGTGAAAATCAAATTAAAGTTATTTAAGTTTAAACAGTCAAAAGAAATTATATAATCCTGATTTAATTTTAACTCTTGGTTTTGGATGTGTTGTATATGATTATTAATTTCATATGACAATATAGTATCCATCATAGTATACTTTTCCCAGTTAAAATTACTAAATTCTACGACATCATAGCCCTCCCAATCATTGTAATTGCTATGATAATTGATGTCGGCAAAATCCTCAATTCTTTTTGTGGTTTCGTCTCCAGCTACTGTCCAACCACTCCCCAATTCTTCATCGTTTTTTGTAAAAAAACGCTCTGAGTGCTTAGCTAAGTTATTGCCCCCGACTTGGATGTTATGAATCGAATCGCTAACTTTAGTGTTTATGCTCACATTACTTGACAAGTCTAAGCTTTGCCCTACGTCAGAAGCAAGTTTATTTGCTGTTATTGAATTGGCTCCTATAAAATCAGTATTAAAGGTTCCATCTATAGTCCAAGCGTATGAATAAGGACCTTGTATTCCTGTTTTTGAATAACCTATGCCGTTTTTGTTGAACTGCCAAACCTTAGTAGCTGTTTCTTCGTTGTCAGTATCCAGTACAAGCATTCTATCTTTATAATATTTGACAAAACCACCAAAACCACTATTAATCAAATCAGTAGCAAAATTCTTATATTTTTCAAGAATTGATGTATCTAACTCTTTTTTTAAATCTTCAACTTTACTTAAGGCAATAGTACCAGAATTTATAGAGTTGCTAATCATATTAGTATCTTCTCCTAATGTTATGAAAATATATCTATCTTCAATAGGGTCATATCTATAAGATGTAACTTGCTTTTTAAAGTTCAAATCTAGAGGTCCGTGTATTATAGTAACGGTATCTCCGATATATACGGATTCTAGTTGTTTGTATTTTACATATTGTAATGTTTGAGATAAATCAACAAAGTTAACATCAGCGGTCACTTTTGGCCTATCAGATTTCTTCAAAAACTCTTGAGCTCTTAGTCTAAGAAGATTAATAGCATCTTCATGATTCATAGCATCTTTTTCATCTTTGTTTAATGCTTTTGATTTAATATCATCAAACTTTATTTTTCTTATGCTAATAGTTGGATACTCTGTAATAAGAGGGCTATCAATATATTTTTCGGGTAAAAATAAATTATCAAAACCTTGAGGCATTACTCTTGTAATAATATCTCTATAATCTTCTTTAAATTTTAAACCAACTAAATTCTTTTTATACTTTATCTTAACACCTCTATCCGATCCAACACTTTTAAGCCAGTTTATATTAAAATTATCTCTTTCAAATTGGCCTCCTGCTCGGTTAAGAAAGGAGTTTTCAGAGGTTCCTAGTAAGGCAGCTAATACATTCTCTCTTACTATTCTAGAGCTAAAAGGTCCTTGTATATCACTAGAACCTTTAAAATTATGCGGAATTGCCGTCTTTTCTAGTAGTTGCTTTATCGCTCCGTCTCCGCCCTTGTTTTGGATAAAAGTATCTTCGATAAAATTATCCGCTAAATCATAAGAAATATGAAGAGCATGTACAGTAATTCCACTTAAAGAATCATCTTTTTCAATGCTTTTTATTCTAAAAGCTTGATAATTTTTAGGACCCTTTGCGAATACAATTCTGCCAGCTTTTATTTCATCAAATAGTTTCCCATTTAATGGATAAAAAAATGACATATCATATATGCCATTAATCGTTTCAGATATTATTGGATTAACAATATCTTTTAGTACTCCAAGACCTCTAGTAGAAAAGTCTTTTTCGTTTTCGCTAAATAATATAATCTTATTCATTATATCTCCCTCCAATTTGGAATCAATATCACTTCTGATAAATTCCCAGTAAACTTTAATTCTGTAGTTTTATTTGCATCTAAATAAAAAGTATCTCCTGTAGCTTTGTTATCATAGTTTACATTATTTCTATGAATTACATCAGCCTCACAATCTATATCCACATAATCTGTAATATCTTTAATACTTAAAATTTGAATTCCATTTTTTATAATACCTATTGTTCCTGTTCCTTTTATTTTTAAAAATGGATAAGCCTTAGCATTATAATCATTTTTTAAGCTCAAAGTACTAGACCCTATAATTTTACTCTTTCCAGATACTAGATATTTATGTGGATCTAAAGACATATTTATAGAAAAAGCTAAAAGTACTCCATCATCTAAGACTTCTTTAATATCAATAGCTGTAACTCTATATTTCCAAAATCTATCAGGACTAGTTTCAAATTTTAGCTCACCTGTGGTACCAAAATAATCTATAAGTTCAGTTCTTTTACACTCAGCATGACCTATAAGCATTATAGGAATATTCTGGTATGTCCCTCTGTCAATTATAAGAGATCCATCTCTTCCGCTAACAAATTTTTCCTCAACATTTCGCACAGGTTTAGGAATTGAGGGCAATTCACTAAAAACTATTTTTAAATCACTACAATTTTTATCATTTATAAGTATCAAGCCATTTGCCCCCTTCCTATATTCTGCCTCTTAAGCTCATCTCCTATACGTCTAACTAGATTTCTAACATCTTCTTTAGTATTATTCTCAACTTTTTCAATGTTAATACTTATATTACCTTTACCTCCGGAAGAATATTCTTTATTTTCTTTTTCTGTTAGTACTCTTTCCCCTCTATGAAGATGTGCTCTATAACCGTCATGAGGTACATATTCTATACCGCTCGCATGGTATGAAGGTGCAACACTAGGATTACGGTCGTATTTACCTCTATAAATGGATTCATAAATTTGTTGAGTAACCTCTCTTCTTGTTATAGTATAAGACTTGTTTTCATAACGAATATTATTTAATTCATCTGCTGTTCTCTTTGCCCCACCTGTAAGTTTACTAAAAAAGCTCAATTGTTTTCCAGTTTCAAGATTTATTTGAGACGTAAGTTCTGGGAAAGCTTCGTATAATTTCTTTAACCCACGATTTCTTATATTATCGCATTGTTGTATCATTTGAGCCTTATAATAGTCAGCATCCTGAACCATAGTATCATAATTTCTTTTTTGCTCTGCTGATAACTCTCTTCCGGAAGCCTCAATATTTGTCTTATAATCTATAGCTGCGTCCATTCTTTTTTTATACTCGTCTTCTGCCGCTTGTATACCTTTATCTCTTTCTTCATTAAACTTCTTTATTGTGTCTTCAATTGTTTTTGAAGTTATTTTTGCCTTATTTTTTGAAAGATTTTCAAGCAACAATTCTTGTTCGTTTTTACTCCTTGTAACGGCTCTTATTTCCTCGTTTGCTAACTCTTCATAAATTTCTTCTATTCTTTCTTTCTCTTCTTGTGAATTCTCTATGCCTTTATTTTTAATCTCTTCATAAAGTTTAATCAACTCATCTTTTAGTTCTGTTACCTTATTAACTCTTTCGGTAGCTAGACTATTTGTATCATCTAAGATTTGTTGTTTTTGTTCTGCAGTTAAAGTAGTAGACATAGAAAAGATTTCTTGATATTTTGAGATAGTTTCATCTTTCTGAGTATTTATATCTTGGATTACCTTATCCGCCATTTGGCTTGTAAGCGTCGTAACCTGTTGCACCCCTTCAGAAGTCATAGGGATAATACCGGCGTACAATTCTGTGGTTGCTAGCTTTGCTTTATCTGACAATTCAAAAAAAGCTTCCGCTTTCTTTTTAGTTTCTTCTGACAATTTCAAGGTAGTTTTTTCAGAGCTTTGAATAATTTGACCGTTTGCACTCTCAACTTCAATACTCGTAGTCTTAACAACGTCTGCAAAATGATTTGCAGCGGGAGTTGCTTTTTCTTCAAAGCCTTTATAAATTGCGTATCCGCCTGCTGCAACACCTAGTGCAATTAACCCCCAAGGTGTAGCTGAAGCTGCTGCACTTGCAATTGCTGAACCTGTTCCCGCTAATGCTGTACCCATACCTGTAGTAGCTGTTGTTGCGACAGTAGCTGTTGTTGCAACTGACTTAAAGCCTAAACCAAATAAGGATAATCCTGTTTTAGCTAGTTCGTATGCTTTTGGTAGTTTACTTGCAGCAGTTAAAATTCCTCCTAAACCCTTTATAAGTGGACCTGCTGCAATTAACCCCACACCCCATTTTAGATATAAGGATTGAGTAGCGTCATCAAGAGAAGTAAACCAATCTACACCTTTTTCTATTTTTACAAATACTTTTTCAAGAACAGGTAGTATTTTAGCTCCCATTTCAATAGCTTTATTTTTTACTCTGTTTAGCGCCCTAGCAAATCTTTCGGCTGGAGTAGCGTCTATTTTGTCAAAAGCTTGTTGAGTTGCCCCAACGCTCTTTTCCATTTCTGCTAGGATTTCATTATATTCTTTACCTTCTTGATTTGCTAAAACCAATGCAGCAGAACCTGCTTCAACCGAACCGAACATATCTTTTAATGTTTTACCATTCTTTTGTGCATATTGAGAAAGCATATTTAAGATTTCAGATGTACTCTTTCCTTCTGCTTTAAGCTCAGCAAATCCCTTTTTAGTTAGCTTTCTTAAAGCCTTGTCAGTATCCGAACCAGACTTCGTAATTTCTGATAACATAGACTTTAGGTAAGTTCCAGCCTCAGCCGTTGCAATACCATTTTTAGTAAGTACTGCATAAGATGTAGACAATTCCGTTATGTTAAAGTTAGCACTAGAAGCAATTGGGATAACTTTACCCATACTAGATGCCAACTCATCTACAGTTGTTTTACCTAAATTCTGTGTAGTTATAAGTAAATCAGATATTTTTGTAGTATCTTCAGCTTTTAGCTTATATCCATTTAGTGCTGTTGTTAAAACGTCAACCGCCTTAGCACCTGAAGTGAAACCACCCTTTGCAAGTTTCATAGCCTCAGTGGTAAAACCTATTGCTTTTGTCTGATCTACACCTGCAGATATAGAACCATAAACAGATTCAGCAAATTCATTAACGGCTATATTTGCGTCAGAAGAAGCTTTCAAAATATCTTTCTTGTATTGATTATAATCAACTTGATTCTTATCTAAAAGCGTTGATACTTTAGCAAAACTAGATTCAAAATCTATTGTCATTTTAGTTGCAGCGGTTGCTAAACCTAGAAGAGGAAGTGAAACAAACTTTGTTAGGTTTCCCCCTAATTTGCTTAGACTAGCTCCAGTATCGCCAAGTCTAGAAAAAGTTCCATTAATTTTTTTTGCTTCTGAATCAATTAGCATCCCAGCTTTTTTCATTCCAGAAGCAACTTTATCTGATTTTACAATAATCTCTGTAGAAATCGGAGGAAGTCCTATAGTTCCTGTACTCATTGTTTAGCCCCCCTTTCTCTAATTTTCTTTAAGTCAGGCTTAGTCTGACTTAGTCTCCAAAAGTCTTTTAAAGCTTCTCTACCACCTTCAGTAGAATTCATTGAGTATATCCAACTATCCCTTTTTATTAATAAATAAATAGGTAAAGGGAGGAGGTTTAAGTCAAATATAGAGCACTTAGCATATTCGCTCATACGCTTTTGCTCACCCGTAATTTGCATAAACTCCTCCTCCCATTTTTCATAACCAAAGTATTTTTCGATTACTGCTTTTCTTACTTTCGGATTTTCAGGAAGGGGGATTCTTAGTTTGGGTCTGTTGCAATATCAATAGACTTTGTAGCAATTAGTTGCCATAAATAAACTACTGTTGGTCGTGTAAGAGCTTTAACTTCATCAACTGTTATTTTTATTTTCTCGTCATTATTTGATAAAAACTCTGCAAGAAGTTTACATTGGTCAAATAGACTTCCGCCTTCTTCAATCTTAAGCATTTTTTCAAATTGTAATATATTTATATCTTTAATATTTAAAACTTTTTCTCCAAGTTTTATTGTAATTCTACGGTTCATTAATTCGTTTAAGTCTATTAATTTATCCATTTTATGCCACCTCTTCTTCAATTTCAGCTAAGAAGTCCTTAACTTTTTCAATAGCTGAAATTTCAGCATCAATAACAAGCTCTTTATCTGCAAACTCGATACTAAAGCCATTACCAGCTTGACCTATCATTGTGAAACGGAGTTTCTTTCCGTCTTCTTTTTCGTGTACGAATCTTAATAATACTGTTTTGTATGATTTGTTACTTCCACCAAAAGTAAGTTTTTTAATTTTCTTCACTGTATCTTCCGTAAATTTTGCTGCAGAAAGCTGTGCTAATCTCTTTAAGTCCCAAGATAATACACCAGTTTTTGCAGATATATCTTCACTTTTTAAAAATCTTCTAACTAATTTGCCATATTGATTTTTTACATCATAAGTTTCAGGCTTGTATTCTACTGTAAATCCGCCCTGACAATGTCCTACATTGTTTTCGTCTTTTTCAATTTCTGTATGCGCAGGAACTGCGTTTCCAGTAAACTCTTTAACATATACTTCGCCAGCTCCGAATATGATTTCATCTTTCATTATTTTTTCTCCTTCTTATAAAATTTAACATTAAAAAACTGAGTGCTATCAAAATAATTATCATCTCTTAAAATTCCGCCCCCACTAGGCTTTATTCTTAAAGAGTAGTTATCTATTACTATGTTTGACTCAGTTTCTTTACTACATATATTTTCTTTTACGTTTTCTCTTAAAGTCTCTATCTCATCATAATCACTTCCATATATACGAACTTCTAAAGTAGCTTCATTAAGCTCCTCGTGTGTATTTTCAGTCAGATTATAACTACAGATAGGTTCTTGTTCACTCATCCCTATAACAGGGCTAAATTTTAATCCTGTGGCTTTGTCGAGGAGTTTTTTAATTACATGACTTAACACATTAATCCACCCCCAATAATCTTTTTATATCGCCTAATCCTTTTTCTTTAGCTCTAAGTAAGAACGGATTAGGTTTTTGTCCCTTAGTTACAAAAAAAACTTTTTTCCCTTTATAGATTGTTGATACTTTCCAGGATGATTTTCTTCCATTTCCTCCTTTAGCATAGATCCCTGTTCCTTGATGAACGTAAGGCGCATACTCTAAGTTACTACCAACAACTGCTTTTAACTCTCCTTTTTTCTTTGAAGCTCGACTAAAGATAGAAGCTCTTAATCTTCCTGTATCGGAAGGTGCCTCTTCTACAGTTTTTGACTTTAAATACTCTCCGGCAATTTGAACTTTTCCGAATAATATATCTTCAAGTTCAGTGCAAGCTTTATCAAAGCCACCTTTTACGTCTGATGTATTAATTTTTATATCTACCACATTTCCACTTCCTTAAGCGATACTTGAGCCAGCCTGTTAGAATTATCTACATCTAACACCTCATACTTTTTATTGTCTTGTACAAGTCTAAATTTATTTGCTTTTAAAAATTTAGCATAAGTAACCGCATTATGAGTAGTCTCTGTATGTCTATATTTATCTTTACTAACAAATTGACTAGCTTGGTATATACTAACATTAATTTTATTTTTTCGTTCAATCCAGCTCAATTTTTTAGCGCCTGAGGGAGATTCTGTTTCTTTAAGTTCAAAGACTTTAGTTGATACCATTCTACTGTTTATGCTCATAGTTAAGTCTCCTATAGCTTCTGAGCTTTCTTTTAATTCGCTCAGGAATATCCACACAATATCCTGTAGATACCCCTGAATTACTTTCATTTGTTAGACCCTCAACCCCTAGAGTATTAAATCTAAAAGCCATTAAATCTTTAATTATAGACTCAATATTTAATTTGTTTAACTCTTCCTCTGTTCGGTGGGTAAAGTCAATAATATCAGAAATGGAGTCTTGATAAAGACTTTCTAAATCTGCTAACTCCATTCCTGGTCTTTTTTTCATTTCCTCAATTACTTTGTCTTTATCAAGCATTTCTATCTCCTATTTATCTTT